TCTGGTTATAGCAACGCGGTTGGACCCGCTGACGCAGCTTTGGTTCAACTAGCGCCAACATCAGCACCTGTCGCTTTTCCAGCAAGGCGTCATCACGTGCAAAAACATCGAACGATGAAACCAGGACGAACAATCACACTACAAGTTGGCGAAACTGCCCTCTTTGACGACACGACAGAGAAAACAAACATTATGTCTAGCCGTGTCTACGGCCAACACCAAGAAAACAACGGCAGCCACATGTTGCATACTGTCGTCGAAAGATACGCCGCGAACGAACGCATCAAACAAACTCAAGATGAAGCGATTCGATATCGTGATGAATTGATTCGTGGTTTTGACAAGTTTGTTGATTGTGCCAATTTCAAGAAAATAACTGTCGAACAGCACTCTCTGAAACAACTGGCAGCACTACAAAAGATCTGTGCAAAATCCAGCTATCCGGACCTTAATATGTACGGCGAAGACTATGCAAGCACAGACAAAACTTCAGGTTTCAACAAGAAGCAACTCAAGGCTAAAATCGGAGAAGAAACATGGCTCAACGTTAAAGAAACAAATGGCGAATACCACGTCAAAGGCGGTCAATCAGTAAGTGCTGAAGCCAAAACCGTTAACGAAATATTGATGCCTTACGTTCTGTTTTGCGAAGAACAAGTAATGAAGAGTCTTAGACCTGGAGTCTTCTTTGGATACGGAACTTCAAAAACACGTTTCCGTCGAATTGTTCAAAATCGTTTGCAACACGTTCGTAAACATAAAGATGCAAAGTTCGTCACTGCCGTCGACATTGACATCACTGAACAAGAGACTACGAAAAATGCCGGAACCATTCTGTTCTACGAATATCTTTTCAGATTATCCGGAGCACCTGAGGAAGTCATTAAAATCTGTTCCACTTCTCAGTATGAATGGCTATTCCATTCAATGCTTGTCAAAATTAAGACAAAAGTTCAAAACAAGTCAGGTACATCGAAAACCCTGCCCGAAAACACTTGTCACGGTGTAGCCGAAGTCGGACGTTCCTTCAAATGGTCTAGTCTGAAATTAGCACTATTTCAAGGTGACGACGCGCATCTTCGCGGAGTTGGCATCGAATTAGACGTTAATCCTTTCAAGAACCTCAAGATCAGCAAAGACACCATCGGTGAATTTATATCTTTCATCGTTACTGACGAAGATCTTTATCTCGACATACCAAGAATCGCCGCGAAAGCATTGTCTCGCGAATTCAAAGACGCAGTCCGCCTTGAAGAATTGCGAATTGCAATGCAAGATCTGATCGCTCTTCATCC